AAAAGAGTACCAAAGGCTATAATAGTCCTTCTGATTATTTCATGGTAATAATAGGTTCCTAACATATCTTAAACAGGACTTATCCAAACTATTTAGAAATCACCGAACGGGTTCTCTTCAGTAAAGTCTATAATTGAGTCCGCTTCAGATTCTACTGCGATATTTTCGTTATATAAATCATACTCATCTTGATCAGAAACACTTCTAACAACGTACTCTGCATCTGATCCCAATAAAGTAGTTCCGATTCCAACAACTGATTCACCTGGTGCAAATCCAACTCCACCAACGTTTGTAACTTTAAGTATTCTATCACTTGAATCCCAGTCAGCAACAATAGCTGTAGTTCCTGTTGATACTCCTCTTACTAACTCCTTGAAGAGATAATTGCCACTAGAAATACCTGCTTTTACTGGTGGATCAATTGTTACAGTTGGAGTTGCAGTATATCCAACACCTGCAAAACTGTATCTGATAGAAGCAAGTTGACCAAGAGTATTGATTATTGCAACTGCCTTTGCAGTTGATCCAATTCCAATATTTGTATCAAGTCCAACTGCATTAATTGAAACATTTGGAGGTGTAGCATAACTTGCACCAGGATTGATAATAGTTGGTGTGGATATTGTTCCTTCTGCTATAACTGCAGTTGCTGCAGCACCAGTTCCAAAAGCATTTTGACTTCGAATTGTAACTGTCGGAGGTGTTGTATATGCAAAACCAGGATTTGTTAATTCGATACGATCTATTGACTGTCCAGTTTGACCAGTTCTACTGGTCATAATTGCAACAGCAGTTGCATTAATACCCTGACTTGGTGCTGATGATATACCAATTAAAGGTGGTAATGTATATCCTGTTCCATCATTTAATAAATCAATAAATGCAACACCTTTACCAATATTAGTGTTACCCGCATCTTTAGATAATTGAACTGTTGCTGATGCTGTTGATGCAGCAATACTAACCATACTTATTCTTGTTGTATATCCAAACTCAACTGCTGCTCTATCTACCTCTTCAAGTCCAGTATCAATATCTTCATCAAGAGCATAATCCATTACCTCACAACTTAAAGTATAAACATATAAATTATTCAACTGATAAAATGGTTTCTTACCCTCAACATACTTGATTTCAAACATCGTATTGTCAAGAGGAAAATAGATTAAATCTCCTTCTTCAGGTCTTGTTGCTAATTCTACTTGACTATCTGAATTTAAAAATGGACTAATAAAATCTTCATATCTTTCTTTTGATATGACAAATGTTACCGCATCTGTAGTTTGAACTCCAAATTTCTGTAAAATATCTCCGTTACCTTCAAATCCTTGATAATTTAAAAGATATGCTTCCATTCGAAAGGCATCATCAAATGTAGAGGCCACGACCTCTTTCATAATTGTTTTCTTGTTTATAATTTTACGAGGAAGATAAACTACATCCTGACCATAAATCTTTAATTGTTCATTAATAAGATCTTGAACTAATCTTTGTTCACTCGAAGACCCTTGTAAAAAATACGGAGAAAGTGGCATGATATCATCCTATGAAGTCAAGAGGTGGTAATTCGTATTCCGTTTTGAGTGTGTTTTCTAGTTCTTCTAATTCACGAATAGCATCTTCATATATCTGTCTTCCATTTAACTGAACTCCACCTGGTAACATTACACCTTGGAATTTAATTAAGTTCATTCCCCACTGCTTCTTAATTAATGCTGTTGCATATTTCTTCAACCAAAAGTCATTATATATTTTACTTACATCTGCTGGATCTAAAAGACGATACCCATCTATAATTATAAATGTATCATCTGACATTTGTTCGAAATCAATATCTAAATATAATCTTCCTTGCTTTTTATTAAATCTTATCTGGGTATCTGGGGTGATAATACGACTTAAATCTTCAAGATAAGTCTTAGTCATTGTATAATTTAAAAGATCAAGTGCACCGTAATAATAAAGATCATTTAAAAATATTTGATATTTAATATTAAATAGACCACTTGATATAGTGCTATTATCTATTTTAAGAACTCTTTCTACACCTAATACGTGGTCAGGTAACTGTATAAAATTTTGTGATTCTTCAAATGTAGTAGTTGTTATACCAACTGTAGAATTAGCAGTAGTTGTAGTAACACCAGTTCTTAATGATTCTCTGTTTTCTTTAGTTACTTTATGTTTTAGCAACATTCTTTCAATACCATCAAAATGACGTTCTTGAAAGTATTGAATAGCATCATCAATAAGATCATCAATTTGATCGTCATCCACGTTGATTTCCAGCACAGGATAACCTAATTTTCTTAAGCAGTAATCTATTAATCCTTGCCTTGTGGATGGCTTACTCATTTTTTAATTCCTCTTTTAGGACTCTGTAATGCATCAAATTTTTGCTGTAAATCCATATAATCTTTTGTCATGGATTCCATTTTTGCTTCTAATAATATATTTTGATTAACTAATGTTGATAATTTCTTATGGTAATGATTAATCAAAATATTCACATCAACTTCACTGTTCATAGTATCAGAATTGACCTCCATCAATTGTTGTTGTCCACTTCGGTATGCCACTGGCATCCGTTGTGAGTATAAAGTTTGAGGTAGATATGCCAGCAGTTGTACCAGCAGCACCAACCATTTTACCAGTAGTATCAAAATAAATTATTCCGTTACCAGCTGTAGAATAATCTCCACTTTGAAAATATATTCCTTTTATATCTAGGAAACCTTTTGTACCACTTAAAACATTACCAGTAATACTAGCATCAGGAATATATGTGAATGATCTTTCAGGTGCATTACTAGTTTCACCTGTACTATCATTGTAACCAAAGAATCCAGTTTTATTATTTGCTACTCCAGTTCCAGTATTATAGTTGAAAGAAATACCACGATCAGTATTAGTATCAAAACCGTGTGTGATTGTTAACTGTGCAGTTGTTGTTATACCACCAGTTGTTTGTCCATCAATAAAAATAGTTCCAATTCCAGTTCCACCTGGTTGTGTTGTATAAGAATTAATTGTGGTAGTTCCAGCACCTGGTAATGAACTACTACCAGTTATAACATCACCAGTGTTGATACCAACAACAGAATCTAAAGTAATTGCTGATACACCAGATCCAACTGTAGAGGTAACAGTTCTTTTACTGGATACATCACCAATATTCATTATTGGGTCATTTAAAGTAGCATTAGTAGAGTTGACAGTGGTTGTTGTTCCATCTACTTGTAAACTACCTTTGATGATAACCATTCCATCACTATCCAATCCATCTGGATATGGGTCAATGAATAAGGTGTTTCCACCACCAGATCTTGTGCTTATAACATTAGATGAAATTCCAATATTATCAATAACTTGACCACCAAGAATTTCAACTCCTGTATTATAAACCCAAGGTTTACCTGTAACCTGAATTTTGTCTGTTCCATCTTCATCATATTCAATACTCGCATCTTCACTTGCACCAAAAGTTAACTTAGTATCATCGTTAATAATAACTTGACCTGCACCATTAGTTACAAAACGAATATCTCCATCTACATTGTTTGAGGCTATTGTATTTCCATCTAGTGTTAAATTGTCTACGTTCCATTGATTAACTCTTGGCATATTTGCCACAGCACCACTAACTTCACCAAAACCTGTAGCACTTCCTCCTGGATGTCCTGAACTTTCTCTATCAAGAATTGGTATGAAACCGTTAGATAACGTACCAGCATTAGCATTTGCACCACCAGCGACTGTACCTGGTGTATTTTGCATCATATCGGTGTAATACTTACCACCAATAACTATCGGATCTGGATCTGGATTTGTATTATCTCCAACAAATAATCTTCCACCTTTATTTCCTTGTGTTCCATTTGCAATCGTGACCGCAAGTTCACCGTAGTTTATAGTTGACGGAGCAGCATTGCCAGTCGATCTTTTTACTCGTATTATGCTGGCCATTTAAAAACTTCCCCCATTAATGTTTAAATTTTGTGTTGC